GCAGCAGAATTTGATGCGGCACCAGCCAAGACTTTTGCGCCAACCCGACCAACCGAAGTTCCGACACCGGGCACTTTCCCGTGCCCCGGAATCAATCCAAGTACGCCACCAACAAAAGCCGCCATATCGCCTTTGGCATTTGCTACGTCCTCGCTATCGCCCTGATTGATAGCCGCGTCATGCGCTTGGTCGCGCATCATACCTGAACCGGCTATGACGGCACCAGGGGCACCCAGCGCAGCAAATGGAGCCGCACCAACCAGATTACCGGCCATTTTAGCCACAGCGGCTACGGCAGTGTCTTCCTTGTTAGGGTTGACACGAATAGTCTTGGCGAAATCTTTTGCCCGCTGCCCGATGTCCTCCGCTGCAAATGGCAGGCCGGCCAAGCCACCTTGCTTGGACATCACATGATCCATCGCATTGGTCAAAACCTCGGTAGCGGCCTGCCTCTGATCTTGGGTAAATGGCGTGCCATCCTTGTTGCGGGCTTTAGCAAGAAAATGAGTCAGTATGGGTCGGGTAATCGTATGCTCGATCTCTTGACCGAATTTACCGATACCAGACTTCAAAACCTGCCCCGCTCCCTCTGGAATACCCGACACTAATCTACGCGCTAGATCGCTGACTGTTCCGATTTTCTGGCTACTGACAACATCGGTTACTTTCCTCTGGTCGTCTGGCGCGAGCTTGGTCAACCGCTGTGCGTAGAGACTATTCAGGTAGTCGCTTTCCTGCTGAAGTTTTGGCTTCAGTGGGTCAGCCGTATTTTTGTCCGCCAACTGATCTTTGATGTCAGAAATACGTTGATTGATTTTCAGCACTGACTCCGGCGTAACATCACCGTTCCCGCTGCCGTAGTTACGTGCCAAATTCTGCACCGAAACCCCGCCAACACCTTTGATTCCTTGTGCAGCAAGCTGGTATGGTTCTTGTGCAACGCCAACAGTGTCAGGTGTGGGTGCGGCTGAGTTCGGGTCGGCAGGATTATTCGCCTTCATCCCTTGATAAACAGCACCACCGAATGTATCAATCGCTTGGCCGTGTATAGCAATGGCCTGTGCGTTCGCTGCCAGCGTAGGATTTTGATCGTCAGGGATACCGTTTTGTTTCCCTGCCATCTTAATCTCATCGGCCTGCCCCACATGCGCGTGGTAGGCCATCGCGGCTTTATGCAGATTAAAGTTGAGTTGAGCCTGCCGTCTCTTTTGCCATAGCGGGCCGGGAGCATTATCTTTGCTTGGCTCCTGAATCTGAGCACCTAAATCAGTCTGCGATTTTACCGTCTGATCGAGTTGGTTCTGAAGCTTCGCCCTCTGAGCCTGAAGTTGGGTCGCCGCGTCAGTCGGGCTCCCGCCAAAACCCATGACGCCGCCAGCCGTTTCATTTAACTTTGGGTCTTTGTCGATGGCATCGATCTGTTGCTTGAGCGCATATGCCGTATCGCCAAGCTCGCCATGCTGGAAGGCTGCTGCATCGTAGGCTTGGTTAGTCGCGTCCAGCACGCCATGCATCTTATCCATAGCCTGTTTCCATACCGCAGATTGTTGCTCATTTCGCGCCTTTAATGCCGCCCTTGCCACCTTGAAATTCGGACTCTTAATCAGGTCATCGATATTGCCGTATGGCACCTGCTTTTCGTTCCCGAAATCGGCATAAAGTTGTTTATCGTTAGGGTCAGTCGGGTTCGCCATCAGTTCCGGCGAATCGTACTGCTTCTGACCAAACTTGTCTCGGCTCACCCATGCCGGTTGTTTTGTGTCAGGATCAATGCCCTGTTCCCGCTTGCCTTCCTCGTACAGAAGTTTGCCTGTTTCTTGGTCGATCATCGGCTGAACAAGGCCGTTTGCGTCCCGATAATACTTCTGGCCAGAACCTCGCATCTGCTGCTCAATCTGAGCATTCTTGCCACGCAGCGAATCACGAGCATCGAGATCAGATTGCCTCAAAGCCCGCTGGTACTCTTCTGGCGGCGTCTGAGGCTGCCAGCCGGACGGAGCAAAAGGGTGCTCTTGATTCCACTGATCGCCCATCTGCTTGTCGACCGTCTTGTAAACGTCGGCATGGCGGGCATCGGCATCATCTGCCTGCCAAGGCATGACTGGCGGGGCTCCCGGCGCACGCTGGGCAGCCTGTGGCGGGGGCGCGGCCTCGTGGACGACGCTCAGGTTGGAATCCGCGTCTTCGAGCGGCTGGGGTGCCGCAGGCGGGTTATAGGCTGGAGCCTGCTGTTGAGCCTGTTTCTGTGCAGGTTGGGCCGAACGCGCAGGATTGGCTTGTTCCTGCGTATCAACCTCTGGCTCCTCCGGCGCGGCTACTGGTGGCACGGAGATAGCAAGTATTTACGTTTGGCTAGCGTGTCAATTTACGAAAATAAGAAAAGAGTGCTGGCTATTCGCACTTACCAGCTAAGCGACAAACCTTGTGCGCAAGGATTCAGCTATGACTAACTGAGCTGCCGAGTCAGAACTTAACCATTTTTTCTGAAATTTTGACCAAATTAAGTGCTGGCTTGGATTCTCAACATCAAAACATAAATGAACCTGATTCGTGAACGCTTTCTCGCTACCTTTATTCCAACTTTGAAATTTCATGTAGAAATTTTTAACTAGAAATCCCTTGCTTGAAAATGACGACACCATCCAATTCTGTCCAGAGCCATTATGAAAATCGAAAAGAACTACGTCTCCCGTTAAAAACAGCCGATGATTATGAGCGATAACACCGATAAACACATCGGACTTATCTTCTAAATAATAGGAATCTTTTAAGACCGAATCAATCTCTAAAATTAGTTTCGGTATGTTGCCTAGAACGCGATCAGATGGATAAGTTTTATTTTTCATAAATCAAGAATACGCTGCCCCGCCCATAGCCGCCTCCTGCTGCGATTGCTTTAAGTCTGGATGGCTGGCTCCACGGAAGGTCTGCGGAAAGTATTTCGTCGCCTGTTCGATCAGGTGAAGTCCAAGGGCGATGGCAATGCAATTATGGACAATGATGCCATTGGCATGAAAACTATGATCTTCTTCAACGTCGATGCAATACGTTGGCCCATCATGGTTTATTTTTTCAACAGAACGAATGCACCCAGCCAAAAAGTCATCCATAAATCGAATGCAAGTCTGGTCTCTTTTTATTGTTTTTTCTCTGTAAATTTTAGCTGCCTTTAGCTCTTCTGGAACCCAATCCCAAAACGCATGAGTTCCAGAAATGCTGCATGTAATAACGGTGGCGTAATTATTTATTTTCCTGTTTCCTTGCTGCCGTTTTATAGTCGCCGGTATTTTGTTTCGCATTAACATTTCGTGAATCTGTGTTCCCAGCGTGTGACTAATCGTAAGGCTAGACATTCTTCCCTCGCCAAAGCATCCGTCGCCAAGAAAATATCCCAGTAAAATCCATTTTTGCTTTTCCGATGGAAGGCACGAAGTCCATTCCGGAAGTGCCTTCTGGCGTCCCTTTCCGAAGGATGAAAACAGGTTTTTAAATATTATGCTTCCTACGGTTAGAACGCATCCATTATCAGATGTGTCTCGACTGGCAGGTTTTAATCCCAATGTTTTCAAATAATTGCTTACAAACACCCTGATTGGGTGCTCTCGTTTATGTGATGCCCATGCCACGCCATGTTTTCCGCATCCACCCTCGGAAGCATAATAACCCATCAGAAAACAAAACAAATGATCTACCTGCAAAAATCTTTTAATCGGGTTTTGCTTTGGGTTAATCCTTGTTAATTTATATGTGTATGCAGTTAAAATCCCACCAACGTCTTTATAGGTTGATGGACAATATTTCAGAAGATCGATCGCTGCTACGTCCTCAATCTCCATTGGTGTAGCCGTCAATGATGCGCGACCTACCATGTCTCCGCGTTCTATTGACACCCATTCTGGCGGGTCGAATTTCAGACAATGACCTGTTTTATTCCACTCCTTCCATGTCCGGGACGCTTTGCATGTCAAAACAGGATGATTATCTGTGATGCATATATCTGGCCGTCCTAAAGATTTTATTCTGAAAACATTATATGAATGCCTTTTTACGGTTCTTGTGACTTTTTTATAACGCCCTAAATGCGTCAGAACTTCGTCACCGATTTCAACGCTCTCTATCGGAATCATCCCGCGTTTGCATCGTATCAAGGTTCCGCCTATAAGGCAGTCATCATCATGGCTGCCGTCCGCAGCCTCGCTACGGCCATTGTCCTTGCGCACAAATTTCTGTAGTTCGCCTACGGCGTGTGGGCACCAAACATCAATGCCAGAACCCGGCACGTCCCATTCCCTGATAGCTCGCGCCAGAGTTTCGATCAGAATTTCCCGAGTTTTTGAGTTGGTCTGAAACCCTAAAGCCTTGGTAAGCGTAAACTCCCGCTGATTAAACATTTCTCGCTGATACAAATCAGCTCCGCGCAGCTTCAGTAATTCCGTGAGCCCGCGATCCATGTTCATTTCGATGGCAATTTTGCAACCTGACGCCGGCCCGTAGAATCGTGCCAACCGCCACACATCGAGTTCAAGAACGTCGATGTCCCACCGGCAGGGAATGACGCGAGCGACTGTCGCTGGCCTCACCCACTTTCCGTCCTTCCCCCATTCACCGGCACGCATGATAAATGGCGCATGAAGATCAGGGTCTTTGCCGCCAGTTTGGGTTGCGCCGGTCATCACGTCCACCGCCTCTAAATATCGTGCCCCCGGAATCGGCTTCTCAAAGATCGTTATCCTCGCCTCGTTCTTTTCAGTCTGCCGCCATGACAGGCGCTTGTCCTTCGTCTCTTCTAGTACGCCGTATTCTGGCGTCCGGTTTGTCAGCCGCTTCACGAGTATATTGAGTCCAGTCTGGTTGAAACGAAGCGAACCGGATTCGATGAATGCCGTCTGCCAGCTATGGGGGTAGTCTTGGTCAAAATTTCTAGGATCTCTTTTGCATTCTCCGTCGATGGCATAACGTCTCCACGCAAGCTGTTCCCAAACGTCGAAGTCAACTACAGCCGTTCCAAGTCGCGTTGTGCCATTATCATCGCGGCCATACATTTCAATCAACTCCTGCTCGCCCTTGTATTCTTCTTCAGCGTCGAGCGTGCGTTTAATGTCGCCTTTCTGCTGCGGCGTCAGGCGAATCGCGGAATCCGTGAACTCGAACCAAGGCGCGAACACGCGACAGTATTGTCCGGGCTGAATATCGACCTCGCCAGAAATAAAGGCTTCTGCGTCAACGGCACTCGCCCAGCGTTCAGGGAAAGGCCCATTACTTCCCTCGGCAGTGCTCTCAAGGAAAATGTAGCTGCCGGGAATGAGCGGCACGGCTTTCAGTAAGTTAGCGAGAACGTCTGCGGCGTTGGCCACGCCGAACTTTGACCAACGCGCAACCTCCGTCGCATGCAGCAGTTGGTAGGTATCACCGATACCGGCCTGAACGTCCTTCGCCGTTTCCTTTTTGGCGCGGCTCGAGTTGGTGAACGACGCGCCTTTTTCATTGACGACTCCAGTATTACCCCAATCGAACGTGTCGTTCTGATGGTACACCTTGAGCATGTTCCAAAGGCCCACGGTCTGATCTGATTGACCGCCGATAAAGATGGCCGATGCAGAGCGGCGCCGCATCAGAGTGTAGCCAAGTGCCATGCAATAGGTCGTCGATCCTCTGGCGCGAGGCTTTAACAGGATCAGACGAACCGGCAGCTCAAGGTCTTCAAACCGATCAACCGTCTGCTGAAGCTTTTTTTGTAGGTAGTTCTGACGAGGTTTTATCAGTCCACCAGTCCTGTCCTTCGGCCAGATTCGACCATGCGTCTCAAACCAGGCTCCCGCATTCGCCTTAATTATGGCTTTGATTAAATCGGATTCGTTCATGGCTCACGCACCATCACACCTGAACACGGGTTAAAGCCAAACTTTTTGTAGAACTTGGCGGCTGATTCAGGGAGCACGGCCAACTCGGTTCCGAGGATGCAGCACGTTCCCTTAACCTCTGGATGTTCCAAAATGTCCTGCATCAACCGCGTTCCAAGTCCCTGCTTCCGATACTGCTCATCGATCACCAAGTCCATGATCGAGCTGAACGTAATGCCATCGCCGACCACACGAGCGAAGCCAATCATGTCGAGTTGGACGGGCTCGCCAACATGCCGGTACAGGCCAAAGCACAGGCTTTTGTCCGATGAAATGGCATCGCAAATTCGATCAACAGCCGCGCCTTTGCCCCAAGGCATCGACTGAATCTCGGGCACCAGCCAAGTGCAGTCGATCAGCTTTTTGTCGGTGCTGATAGTGAACTCGGTGACGGGGATTGCCATTGCTACCATTTTAATCAGAGGTTGTCTCTTTCTCAAGAAGGCGAAGTATCTCGTTTTTTATTTTAGCACTTGGCGCGGGACTAGATTCTGCTGTCACAGATGCGCGAATCTTTTTCCCGCCAACAAAAACCGTGCCGTAATAAACCGTTGGTTGAGGCAATGGCCCTTCGATCATCCATTGGCTCCATTGAATATCCTTGAGGCTAATTTTGGATTTCATTTTGAAAGTGCTTCAATGATCTCACGGCGTTTTTCTATTAGCCAAGGCGTAGGCGACGTTGCGCGATCACCGCCGTCTGGCCCTTCGTTTACGGGATGACGGAGCCCACCAAGGCCGATGTGATCACAATATCCAACGCGGCTCACCGCAAACCGATTTCCAAGGATTACTGGCACAGTCCAGTCGAAGTGCCAGACAGGCGGTAAGTGCGGAAGTGCAGCGACAACCTTTGCGACATGCTCGGCGGTTAGAAGATAGCTGATTCCTGGAGCCACACGACGCCAGATAACTTCTGACGCAGGATCGTCCTCGATGGTGTTTCCGGGTAGGCGACTGTGGGCTGTTGTGTCGTACAGGCATAAAGGAGCCTGATTATATTTTGACTGAAGGCGCAGAGCCTCGGAGCGCCAAGATGGATCATGGATGGCGTCTGCGTCCGTTAAGTATAGATGCGTCCAATCTCGTTCGCCATGTGCGAACGCAATGAAATGCTCACGGCGTTGGGCATCGATTCCAATAGTCTTAAATTCTCCCTTGGTGTCGGTGCAAAACTGCCCTAGCCAGCAAGTGTCGTACTCCGTTGAACCGTCATTGTAGCACCGCAAGCTATCTTGTGGTTCAAGCCCGGCCCTGACAGTCGGCACACATTGCTCGACAATAGCCTTTCGATTTAGGCAAGGGATGCAGACTAGAATCTTCGCGTTCATGCCCAGTTCCTCAGTCCATCGGTTGCCGCTTCCGGGTTGCGCTCAAAGAAAAGTTTGCGGCCTTGCTCGTAGTTCTCAGGCGAGTTTTGCCTTTCGTAAGTCGCATCAAAAGGAACAGTCTTATTGTGGTAATGATGCTCGTGCTTGAACACCAAGTCTCGTGCATTGATCACGGCGCATTTCCCGTCGCGTTCATCTCGGTACGCCTTGTACGAAAAATCATCGTCTGAAAAAACCGAGGCATACCCAGGATGCAAAAACTCGCCTTGCTGGTCGTAGCGGGCACGGTTGCAAATCGCCATCGTCAAAAGACTGTCGTTTCGGTATCCATCGGACACGGCGATGACAGTTGGCGCATTCGTATAAAGCCGCCTCATAAGCTTCACATCCCATGCGTCAGGACACTGAAAATCATCGCTGGCCTGAATCAGAATATGCCCCACACTCCTCTTCGCCGCCGTATTCCATGCCGGAGCCGAGCCACGGCCTTCGTTGAAGCACACGAAAACATGGTAGAACTTCGTCGGGCCGAAGATCAGGTTTCTTTGCGTGTGCTCATCTTCCTCATCAACGGCGAAGATGTACTCGATAGCCGATGGCGCAGCGGCACGCGCCTCCCACATTTTCATGGCGGCAACTGCCTTTTCTGGACGGCCACGAGTAGCATGCAAAATCGAGAATTGAACGGGGTTCATAGGGCACATTCCAGTAGCAGGCGGCGGGCGATATTGTAGGCCGAGTCATCCTTATACCCATGCACAAGGCAGGGAGGTGCAGTTCCGTGATCTGGCGTGAAAATATCTTTCTCTGTCGCGTTTCTGGAATCGAAACGGTTTTTTATTTGGTAAGTTGGCCACCAATGTTTGTGAACCTGTAACGCAATCCCACAATCCCACGCCAAATCTTGCGTGATGCACTTCAAATCAACGAATGAAGAAAAGTTTGGTCGAAGGACACAATTACCGTTGATATGGCCGACATCCCCGCCAGATGCACGCCACGCACCCATCATCCATGTATCGCGCTCTTGAGCTTTTTTCCATTCTGCCATTAGGATGTTTATCCAGTTTGTGTGAACAGGAACGCAGTCAGGTTCGATCAAAATAAGCGCATTAATATCAGGAGACTGACCAGAGTTCACCCTTCTCGCCATCCATTGAAGCGTATCGACGACACAAGCGTTCGGGCCAGCCGGCCACCCATTCCACTTTGTCGTCGTCTTGAACCGTGACACGTTAAACTTCTCTGCGCAGTACCGCTCCGTCTCTTCATCGTGTTCACAGTCGTATCGCGCCACGAAGCAAATCTCAACATCATCGCGCTTCACCGGCTCGATGTCTGTGATGAACCGAGCCAGCCGCATTGCCGTGGCTTTATCAGATTCGTGGAACTGTAGGCATAGGATTACACGGCTCATTTGATATGTCTCCATGTTCGACCTAGCGTTAAATTAATTATCGTTCCATTTGCTACAGAAAACATTTTAGATATTATGTTTTTATGCCACCAATTCGTTTCTGACAATTTTCTGATTTCTATTATTTCTTCTTTGGATAAATTAGGTTTCTCGTGACATTTTTTATGCGGGACTGGTAAGCGCCACCCTCGGCATTGCCAATGCTTGCCGTTTACTAAATCAGCCATTTGACCTGTGCTTAAACCGTATTTTCTGCATAATACAGCTCTGTTTGTTCCAACATGAACCACGCCGTTAGGATCAACCAGCTTAAAAGGCTTGGCTCCGTTTGTCATTCCTTTTATTTTCTCAGCGATTGCCTCTTTAGCTCCAGGCTTCGCCCATCGTTTCCTCAATGAAGCGGACAGTCTATCTCTTGTTTCTTTAAAGAATACGCCTGTTTGTTGAATTGCGGTTGGCCGTAAGTTAAGAAGCTCAGAATATCCTCGGCTTCTAAATAGCCATGCGTCCTCTTCTTTTACTATGTCTGAAATATCGCACACCTCTAATAAGCATACACTAAACTTCGACTCTCCTGACTTGTTGTACTCGTTCTGAACCCTATAATTTTCATGTTTATTCATCCTGAGACTGTGTCGATGGCGAATTAATCGTTTGTGCACATTTACACTTGATCCTATGTAAAACTTCCCACCTTCTCTATCGCAAATAGCGTATACTCCAGATTTGTTTAAAAACCCGTCCTTTGTGCATAATTTATCCATCTCAACGCAAGCGACAGATAGTTTTTCGAAATGATAAATGTCATTTAACATAGTATGCTGGAACCCTCTTATTTAAGAATGCATTAGCATCTGATGCATATATAGACCAACTATTTTTGCTCCAAAATTCCACGATTCTATTTCGATCTCGGCGGTAGATATACTGCCAGCCCTCATTCCCATCCAACGCGCATTCCTTGGCGTCCTGATGCCGGTCATAATCGACGAAGTGGTAGTCGTTGGAAAAGTATCGAATCGCAATCGCCCCAAGCGTGTTGAACTCGCAAAAGGTCTGCGGAAATTCGTTCTGCTGGGCCAGCACATAGTCGTCGAACCTTTTGCCCGTGTGCTTTTCTACACGTTCACGCATCAGTGGGAAGACCTCACGCAGATAGACTTGAGGATGGCACACCATGCACTCGTAATCCGGTTTGAATCCAACAGCCCGCTCCACGCAGCCCTGCCAATAAACACGATTCAGATTCTTAATGTCAGCATATTTTTCCCGCACCATCTTTATCCTGCCGCCATGCACGAAGTCCTGTGGGGTCGCCGTCTGCCAGAACATGCAGTCAGGGTCCATAATCAGGATGGCCTCGGCATTCGGACACCATTCGTCAGCCCTGCACTTCTGGATCATGTGATGCAAAAATCCTTTGCCCGGAGCCTCGTCAAAGGTCTTGACCACGGCGTAGCGTGACACCCATGCGAACTGATCTTTCTCTGATGTCGGCACAACCACTGTGATCCCGTGAAAACGCCGTGCGTACATTTCTACGGACTGAAGGCAGTTGCGCAGATAGTCCATGTCGCGGGCGAACGTCACGATCAGGATTTCCATGCCGGTGATCTGACGTTCTGGCGGTGGGCCAGCTTTGGCACCGTGCTGGAACTGTGGACCGCTGCCGTTGTGCCGGTCAGTCTCGTAGGTTGATTCGCAGAGAGCGGCGTCCAACGGAATTAAAGGCCATTCCCTTGCCTCACAAATTCTATCGATAAGTGAACCATCTTTACATTGATGGAAAAGTGCTGTTGATGGACGGATATTGTTATCCCACCAAGTTTCGGTCATTGGAAGTTCTGGACGCCAGA